TTTTTTATTTAAATTGCTAACAATAACGCTGGCTGAAAGTGCTTTTCCAACCTTGCGCCCTTTCTTATGTTTTCCTTTGCTTCAAGTGGTTGTAGATTCTTAAGTGACCAACACAACCGAAAGTCGATATCTTCCGGTCTATCGAAATTTAAGACGGCCACAGGTATCTTATGATCTATGTGCCAATATGAGCCATAATTGTCCCAGGTCATTTCTGGGGCAAATCTCTTTTCGAGATGCTTTTTGAGTTGATCAACCGTGAAATCAACCAGTTCCTCCCAATGTCTGTTTGCCTTTGCTCCTTTTTTTAAAGAAGTTCGGATTTGTGTTGATATATTATTATTTATTCTTCCTTTTGGAATAGCCCTTCTTTTGACATTAGATATACGTCCATGTTCTCTGACTTTTTCAATATTTGCTTCTCTCCATTTTTTGTTTGTCTCTCGGATCTTTTCTAAGTTATTTAATTTCCATTTTTTTTGAGTTGCTTTTACCCTTCCTATGTTTGCTTCCTGCCATTCCCTAACTGTCATTGGTCTCGTCTTTTTAGTCTGATTCTTTCTACACTTTTCTTGAGTTGCAGTTACTTTCTCCTTGTTTTTGGCACACCATTCTTTATGGGCAGTATGACTACATTTTTTACACCATGCACCGATCCCGCTTTTATTCCGACTGTCTTTACGGAATTCGCTTAACGATTTATGTACTCCGCACTTTGTGCATCTTTTTACGGTTTCCATATTAATAATCCTTACTCCTCGTGCCAAATAAACCAGTCGGAAATGACCCGGTAAACCTTAATCTCACTCTCGTACATATCCTGCTCCGAATCTATTAGGCAGGAGCCTATAACCGTTCCCGCCGCGGTGCCTGTGTAATCATCCAAAGCGTTTCTAATTGCGTCGGCCAGAGTCTTCGCTCCCGTGTATGTCTCCGCCCATGCCTCGATCTGAAAACGGGGATGAGCATGTCCAGAGGCGCCCCGTAATGTATGATCCCGCATCCCGGATATTTTGGTGTAGAGTATCAGCGGATAGGTGGGGGACTGGGGGATCGTCACCGGATATATCCTCGTCGTGATCGCCTTTACGGTGTCATCGTTTATGAGTATTGACCTGATCGCCGATTCAATCATGCCGATAACCTCAACGCCAAAGACGGTTGAAATTCTTCATGTAATTTGTCACTCTTCTTTAAGTTCTCTTTCGCTGGCAATAGCTGTAAATTATCTAAAGACCAACACCTCTTAAAATCGATATCGAAAGGGGTTTCATAGTTAAAAACTGACTTAGGGATGATGTGATCAATATGTAATTTCCCTTCCATGTAATCGGCCCAAGTGTACCCGTCTGGCATCGTGCTTTTTAAACCATTCATTAGAGCCTCTATTGTATATCCAACCAGCGTTTCCCATTTGCACCTTTTTTTAGATCCCTTTAATATCGATTTTCTTATTCCGCATGTTATGCTGTTCTCAAGCCTCCCCTGTAATGTGGCTTTTTTCTTTTCCCAAATACCCTTACAAATATTCTTGTATTTTTCTGGATGCTTTTCATGATATCTTGCCTGATAAAATTTACCCCTAGTCTCCCATAGTTCTCGCTGTTTACGGTTTATGCTATCTTTGTTTTTCAGCCTATATTCTCGTTTATAATCTTTCCTGTGGTCTCGGTTGTTCTCTTCCCAATCTTTGCACCATTTTTTCCGCTTCTCCTGATTGTTTGCCCTCTGATTGGCACAATTTTGTAGGTGCCTATCATGATTTTCTGTTCTCCATTTTTTATTTGCCTTATTCTTGCACGCCTTGCATTGTGACCGACGAGCTTCCGAATCCTTTCTTTTCTTAGGGAATTCAGATTCAGGGAACGACTGCAAACAAGTTGTGCAAGTTTTCATGTTCATCGTGACAAGCCTCTTTTCTGACCGGCAGTTAATGTTCCCTTCGCCGCTTTCTTAGCTAATAATTTCGCCGATTTCTCGAGTGCCTTCCAGAGCTCTTCCCCTATTCTATCAAGGGCAATCTTCTTTTTGCTATCCCACGCCTGCCTCATAAATGGATGAGGTGCAATAAATCCTCTACTTACGCCAGCCTTAACACTCTTTTTCCCGGTCGTGAATCTTTCTGTGGTTCCAAACTCAAATAAATGGCTCAAAGGGTGTGAAGATCCAACATATACAGTCACCCTCGATCTGTCCTGTCTCCCCCGCTGTGACTTTTTCAGAGAGGTTCCAATCTTGATTGAATCCACTATGGTCTTATTGTCTATGGGTAGGCTCTGAGCGTTTGCCTTCGCCGCTTCTTTGATGGGGAGAGAGGCTTTTTTCAGGGCATTGCGCACAACTCCCTTTTTCATGCTCATTGTGGGAAGCTGTTCCATGGCATCAAGACATTCCTTCAGGCCATGGATTTCAAACTTAAAAGCAGGTTTAGCCATCAGCTATCACTCCTCACACTCGCTATAAGCTCTAATCCCTCGCGCCGTCCCAACTCCAATGGCGGTTGTATATCGTATTCCCGCCCAGCATCATCAACAAGGAGACATTGAGCCGTTACATCATCACGGTATCGTATCCGATATTTACAAAGTACAGATGCCACCACCTGTTGAGCACTCCAGCGTTCCGCCCCTCTCAATTCAAGTCTCTCGGCCCACACGGTAGCCGGGAGCGTTACGGGCTTGACCTTATTGTCGCCATCACAGGTTTCCGTCCCCGCCGCTGTGAATGTGTCGTAAATCACAACCCCGGTCCCGAAGTGATTTTCTTCTGTAGCCGTGACCTGATAGAGAGTACCCGCAACAAGAGTTCCAGTGGCTATTTCTGTACCTACTTTTAGCAACTCAATCCATGCAGCAATCTCCTCACCAAAGGCGTTTGTTGTCGTGGATTTTTCGTAGAGCGTTATAATTTTGTCCATCCGACCACTACGCATTATTCAAACTCCGTATGTATCCGGTATTGCATTAACAAAGAGTCAATGGCCCCCGATATTCGGCTGGTAATAGTTCCTACAATTACTTCCCCCCGGTTCTCGTATAGGTCTGATATTTTCAGAAGAATTGCAGACTTAATGTTTTCCGGCACGTCTGTTGCATCGTCTCCATACCCGCACATCATTACAATTTTAATCGGCTTATCAGTGTAGAGGGTTCCACTCGGCCATGATTCGGAGGGTTGCAAGATAACCCGGCCCGGCTCGGAGATAATATCCACATCCGCCGTGGAGAGCGTATTATCATAATCATCATCTCCTGAGAGCCGGTACGTTATGGCAGCGGTCTGTAAGGGCGGGTACGGCATGCGTATAAATCTCTCATCAGGCCATCTGTCCAGATAATAGGTCAAGGTCTGCGTGATAAATTTCCGGCCTGTTTCCTGTTCAGCCTGCGCCCTGGCAACGGTTATTAGCCTGTTCAATAGGTCATCTTCGGTCGTATAAGCCGCCGCCTCCGCCGCCGTTGTGGCAAGGCGAAGGTGGTATTTGACCTCGGCCAAAGAAACACATTCGACTGCCGGCTCTGTTGTAATTGTTATGATCATGTCATTATTCCCTTATTTGTGTGGTGCCGGGGAAGGAGAGGAGAACCCGGCCCCACGGCCCCTAGGGTTACCTATTCATGTATATGATATCTAAAATGTACAGTTGCCGTTGCACTTGCTGTTTCACACTTCACCCTGTAATAAATAGTTTCACCTGCTGGGATTTCAAGGTTACGCATCTTGTCTTGTTCTGTGTGATTTATCTGATTAGTAGCTGATACCATACGGGAACGAGTTATTACCTTCTTAGCGTCTCCATAAGATATTTCCAGCATATATACTTTATCTTTCGTGTCTGCACTTTCAGAGATTATTGAGGAAATATGCCCCCCTGAAATCAGCTTAGAACTAAGACTTACCGCGTTATTATCAACTATCTCAGCCCACGCTCCGAAAGTGTTGACTGTTCCACCCGCTGTGAAGGTTACAGTCTCGTTACTGTCTTCAGGAAAGATAAAGTTCTCATGAAAGGCTTCTTCGTACAACATCCTGAGAATTGTTTGCGTCCTTATGTCCATCAGATAATTTCCTCATAGTAGGCTCTGATATTCCCGATGTTCATTCCAACCGCAGAGGCTCCTTCTGCTCGCGTACCAAAAACAAGATACATTGCAGCATCAGGCTGAGAAAGTGCGTTTGTTAAGGCTGTTTGGTCAACTCCGTTCAGGGAGAAGGTTATACTTGCCGCTTCAATCGTAATCTTGAATTTGTTCCAGTTCGTGAGGGTCGCTGTAATGTCCGCAGTCGCTCCACCTGTTTCCACACCACCCTTGTCACATTTTCCTCTTAATTTGTCAGATACAAGGCAGAATCCAGCGATGTTCTGTTGTGTGATATCGTTTGACTTAGCCGATGAAAGCCCCATAAAGAAATTGGTATTGTCGTGTAGGGTTATTGCGGAGACTGCCTGCGCTTCCCATTCCAGAACAAACCGCTCAATCATGTTATTTGTATCACCCATGATTCCTGGCTTCACTTGCCAGCGATACTTGGAATTGAGTATAACGTCATTGTCTCCTGTTGCATCGGTGTCTATGTCATAATACATATACCCACCAGCGGTCCCGAATGCTCCTGTTCCAGCTCCGTCAAGTATCTCTTCCCATACAGCCGCTGTTAATGCTTCACTCTCCCAGAACTCCGAAAGATAAGGCATATCGCGGCTTATTGCGGTATTGATCTGCCCGAGTTCAAATTTGTATTTCGTCCAGTTTGTTCCGTCGTAAGTTATATAGGTCAATGATGTGTCATACTCCAGAAAGGTCGAGCCAACAGCTACCGAAGTAGGCTTTGTGTCAGTTGATAGCCCCACCCAGCGTTGGATTGTTGAAATAAGTTTGGTAGTCATTATGCTTTCCCCATTTTCTTCCAGTTTGTTCCATCATAAGTTATATACCGAGCTTTCGTATTATATTCAAAATATATTGACCTGAGAGGAACTTCGGTCGGTTTAGTGTCAGTCGAAAGCCCGGTATATTCTTTGATAGTTGTTACCAATTTAACAGCCATATCTTACCTCTTACGCTACCACCACATTCGCATCCAACGACAAGGGAAGATAGAACAAATGTGTACTAATGCTTCCCGCTGCCGCAGCCGCGATAAATTGAATAGTTCCAGCGGTTATAATTAGCGGTTGCGAAATGCCTGTTGCTGCTCCACCATATGTCATTGCAGTAGCAGGCAAACCAGTAATACCAAGTATGTCACCAACCAGCGCAGGGTCTATATCAAGACTTGTGCATATAGCAGTCGTGGTCCCTGTCGTGGGATCTACAGTCCACGAACAGGCATTTGCTGTTGATGCTTCTGTCACTATCGCATAAAGTCCGGTTAACTGAATTACGCCGGTTACGGTAAAGAAATCAACCGTTGCCGCAGTCAAAGCCGCTGCATCCCTGTCTACCCGTAAACCAACGCCCATATTTGTAAGCATATTTCTTGTTGATTGATTGAACATATCAACCTCCTATTTAAATTTATTAACTATCTTGGGTTCTTTCAGTTTCTTGATCTCGTCTTTCAGGGCTGATATCTCCGCTTTTAATGCAGAGTCGTCATATGCCGGCGGAATCTTAACTTCAGGAACCTTGAACTCAGCCAAAGCTTTATTAATCATTTGTTTAACTTCGTTTTTATCTTCTTGGAACATAATAAACTTCTTAAAAGTGGGGGAGGCCGTAACCTCCCCCGGTTAAGTTACGCTATCGCAGTAGGCGGCGTTTCTTGTTGATATCTTGCACCGACTAACTGATACAAGACAGAAGCAATGTTAGAAGTACCACCGGCAACCGCTGTATCAAGCTGAATCCAGTCGTAGGTTGCAGTCAGAATCGAAGCATCAATATACATCTGGACAAGATGGTTTTTAGCCGAATCTCCAGTATTGATTACATAAGTTATCGCATCTGTCTGCCTAACCATCGCATCACTTGTTGCAGTGTCGGTATTAACCCAAATTTGGAACGCAGTTGCGAGGGCAGACGTTCCGGTCGCTGTCGCCCCTTCATGAATGGTAAGTGTGAAATCATTATCATCCACATAGGTAAACATAACAGTGACAAGAACACCTTTACAATTCTTCAGGCAAATCCAATCGGACGTTGCACCAATGGCATTCGCCAACGCTGGTTCATGACCCTGAATAACGGGTAATGTTTCTGGATTGATCATCATTTTCTATTTCCTCCTATTTGTTATATCCCCACCCGAAGGCAGGGGCAGTTAAAGTTAATCTCTACTCGCAAGAGCGACAAAATGGTTCTGGGTCTTCGTTGCCCCGCCTTTGTACGGAGTCAGGGCAGAAGCTCTTACCGGCTGTCCATCGACGCGAAGAACAAACCTGAAAACAGACTCGTCGTAAATAAAACGAACATGAATACTCATGTCGGTCTTCATCCCGCCCTTTTCGCCGATAATGTACCCATTTGAAAAATCACCTAAGATTATGTCGCCAACCGTTCCAACGGTAGATGCCTGTTCAATGGCAATCGCCGGAAGTCCCATCAGGCGTCCATAAGGATCGTCTTTTATTCCACCGGGCAGAACATACATAGGCACACCACCAACGCCAACCGCGAGGCTCAACTGGAAGAGCTGGGGCTCACAATCCTGATTGTAGTACCATGCGTAGTTCTGGGTGTTTCTGGCAAATCGTCTCGAATACATATTGATAATATTCTCGGCAACGATGGTGTCAGCATCCTGTCCGGTTTCTTTAGCAACGGAAACAAGCGAAGATGCATTAAGGATACCGAGAGGCATTCCAGCACCAGTCCCGTTTAAAATCGCATCGTCCATCCGGAAACCGAACTCGCCTTTGAAACCTTTGTCAATAACCGCTTCGAGTGCTGCAGCGTCGTCAAGGAGTTCATCGGTCGCATAACACAGGCCGATCATCTTCTTGAGATTAAGTTCAATCTGCCTGAACTTAGGTTTTGACGCTGTTTTGGTTCCGGCCTCTTCTTGCCAATATGAAATTATCCCGCCATACCGAGAAGAAGCTCTCGAAGTCTCATCAACCCCATTTATCTTGATAGAGTTCGCGGTCCCAGAAATGGGGATACGGTCGCATCTTGATGCAAGGATTCCGGTATCAAAAACATCTTCCAGAAGTCTGTTTGCAAAGTCTGTCTGAACCAGAAAACCACCATCAGAAGGAACTGTTTCGCTCAGTCCTGAAATGTCACGACTCTTGTAGAGTCTCGGGTCAACATGCCCACCAGGGACGCCAGCCCTCATAACAGCGGCCAGCTGCTGTCCGAAAGAGCCAAACTTGTCTTTTGCGCGGGTATCACTTACCTCAATCTTTGCGTTATCGGGAACCGTCATGCTTCCTTCGGGTTTTTCCAGATCCCTTGATATTCGCTCCTGTCTTTCCATTGCAACAGTGATCTTGCGAACATCCTCAACCGTATCCAGCATTTCATTCTTGAGCGCCAGTTCCGCTTCAGTAATTTCGCGGCCCTCTGCCACACACTTCGTATCGATATCAGCAACCTTTTTCATAAGGTTTTTGATATCTTCTCTATACTGAGTCAATGTCTTCATTTAAACTTCCTCCTAAATTTGTGATGGGGCCGCAATCTCGGCCCTCGTTAGTAATTCCGACACCCGATCTCCGTTGGCAGACTCAGCATCACGCGGAGGGTCTTCTTCTTCCTCTTGGGCATCACGCTCATCGGGAATTAAAAGTCCTTTAGCCAATATCTCTTTCGCTTGCGTTCGAGAACACCCAGCATCACGCAGGGCACTCTCTAGTTCACGCGGATTCAATTCTTTATCTTGTGGTATATATTCCATCAAAAATCTTACTTCGTCTTCAGTAAGATCCTCTCCAGCTTTTATTTTTGTAATCACATTGTCAAGCTCTGACCAATCGACAATCTTTTCGGTATTACCAAACAATGATCTGACTTCGGCGGAAGTTGTAGGATAAGCGGGGAATGTGACGATTGAAACGTCAAAAAGGTTTACATCTCTGAGTATCCTGGTGTCTTCATTGTAATCGTCTTCTGCCTTGTTTACCGTGAAGCCAAAAGACATCTGGCTTACGTCCCCGCGCTTCATGGAAATCATCAAGTCATTTGCCCAGGTGGTGGGAGCAGGGTCTATCTCAACAGCAAGCCCTTTTTTATCCTCGGCAAGTCTCAAAGTTCCAGCCTTATTTCTGCCAAGAACAAAATTTGAATCGTGGTTCAGTAAGGCCCGGACATCATCTTTCTTGAGTGAGCTCTTAAATGCCCCTGGAGCAATCTTCTCCCTGAACCATCCACCAATATCGGTCCAAACATCGAAAACCGCTGCGTAACCTGTAATTTTGGGAGATTCATCACCTTCGATCCGTAATTCGGCGGGCATATATCTCCGTTCTATTTCGGTTTCATTTTGTCTTTTAAACATAATCGACCTCCTGCCTAGTTTCGTAATTCTTGACAACAGCCTTTTCTTTCGGCGCTTTGCCTTTGATTGTCTTTTCTAACATTTCTAATGCCTGTTCCATTGAAATCTTATTGCTGGACAGGAATTTCATCAGCTTCTTTGTCTTCTCCATCGTCCTTCTCCGGCACTACTGGGGTTACCCCCTGACTTGTAGATTTCAAAAATTCGTCTATCTTGCTTAATGGGATCATATTGTTGACCGGAACGAAAAGTTCATCGGCGTATTCGTTGTCGCTTGGGTCCCAGTCTTCCTTTTCTCTAATGTCATTCGGGCTCATTGCCCCAATTCCGAACATTTTAGCGTAATATTCGGCGCGATCCTTTGAGTTGCCACGCATCAGGCCATCAACATTGTGTCGGGTGTAAATTCCGCGCTTGAACTGCTCCGCCTCAGTGAGGAGTTGCATGTTGTAATGCTGCTCAAATCGTATAAGCCAAGGAAGAATTGAATCGGTTACGAATGATATCTGCTCTGATTCTATATTTGAGAAAGATGATTTTGTCAGGTCCTTCAATTTATGCGGTGGAAGATTAAACCACCGTGCGACTTCCGGGATCTGAAACTGCCTACTCTCCAAGAATTGTGAATCGTTGGGCGGAATACCTACATTTTCTATTTTCATCCCGTCCTGGAGCAACATCAAGCGGTGAGATTTGCCAAGGCCGCTATATGCAGTTGTCAAGGATTCTTTCATGTCGGCTTTTACTTCTGGATTGAGCTTCCCTGGATGAGAGACAATCACGCCCGGATGTGTGCCTTGACCGAAGTAGGTACTCCCGAATGTTTCCATCGCCATACTAAGGCCGAGAGACTTTCGCGCCATGTGGACAATAGAATAACCCATAAACCCATCAAATCCAAGTCCTGGAATATGGAGTATTTTCGATCTCGGGAGTGTCTTTTCCTCACTTCCCACCCTGATATTGTAAATAAGTTCCCCATCTTTAAATTCAGGTCTGACACGATTGGGACCTATCGGCCACAGCTCGGCAATCTCTCCATATCCGTTCCGAACGATCTCGGCATAACAATTCCCCCATGTCAGAATGTGCGCGGTCATTACTTCCCGGCCTACCTGCGCTGTCATGTATGGATTAAGTCGGTCATGTAATACCCTGAATAGGGGTTTTTCATTAACGAAAACGGTCTTTTTCTGGCTTTTTCTGAGTACATGGAGGGGAAGGGTTGAGACTGTACCGGATATGAGCGTCACGGCATTCCAAAAGGCGGAATAGGTAAGCGCGGTTTCTTCTGTGACAACTTCGCCTGATAAGGATTGAGATCCAATCATGTTCCACAAAGACCTATCCCACGCTTTAGGGTCTGATACGGATAGGTTTCTTATTGCCATTCTGGAAAATATACCCATCTATGGCCTCTTTTTCCCTGCAAACACGCCCAAATAGAGCAGAATCACACCCATTATCGTAAATGATAGCCGCTGATCTA